TCAAAATCTCCTTATAGATGGAAAACTTACACCTTTGGCTCGAGTCCTCGAGCATCGACGTTATACGAGAAAATTCGTATCTGCTGGCGTTGGTGATTATCTTGGTAATCGCCCTGCCCCTTCTAGTTCTGTTTCGTCTTGGTCTTATTTGGATTTTAAGACTGGCATCAATTACAATTACGCGATTCCTCGGTATTATGATCGGTATCTTCAACAGAAGGACGAGATCGTTCGATCGGTTCGTTCTGCAGATGCCTATTCTCGTTTTAGCAAGTCTGCTTTGGTTCGCCGTATCGTTGATTTGTGTGTTAAAAAATTCTTACCCTCTTCCGCCTTATCCTCTCGAGAAACGTATTCGTGGGAAATGAGAAAGTTCCGTGAATTTGCTTCGGCCGGTTCCGTTCCGGCCATGGACCCTCCCACTTGGCTTGATCGTGATATTATTGAGTCCTGGTATGATTTTTATGGCCTTTCATTAACTTAATTTTTCTTATATGGCAAAACAAAGCTTCATTTCTCATGTCGTGAATGGTTATTCGCGGTATGATGTTCCAGAGTCCAAGGCGTTTACTTGTACTCCCGGAATTTTGTATCCTGTTCGGATCGACTTCATTAATGCTCGCGATCGCGTGTCTATCGCCCAGGGCATTGATGTTCGATCGAATCCTCTTGCCGTACCGTCGTTTAATCCCTACACGGTGCGACTTCATCGTTTTTGGGTGCCGATGCAGTTGTACCATCCGGAGATGAGGACGAATAGTAGCAATTTTGATATGAATAATGCGTCGTTGAATTGGTACGTTACTCTTCGACGCGTTTCTAATTCTGCTTGGCCTTCTTCGGGTGGAAGCTATTCCAACTCTTTGCTGTTTTGGCTTCGTTCTAATCAGCATGACATTCCGCAAATTCTCGCTGTTTCTGATTACGGATCAACCGCTTTGCCTGCGAATGCTCCTGTTTCTAACTGGGCCAACGCGGACTCTTATCTTGCTTATTGGGATATAGTTCGGAATTATTATTCATATTCGCAATGGCGTCTTTATTCTTTTGCTTGGCCCTCTTCGTGGTATGTATTTGGTTCCGGTCTGCCGACTGCTTCCAACGCCGCTGGTTCTTTGTCCGGGTTTACTTACACTCCTTCTGCTCGTTATTTTAATCAGCGTTATGGTAATCTCGATTTTTTGGATGCTTATTTCGAAAGTCAGTTCTATCCGGCGTCAGTGCCTACCTCTAACAATACTTATAATCGGGGAAATCTTTGGCGTCAGATTATATTTTCAGATCTTGCTACGACCGGAGCTGCAGCCTCTGATGGTTATCCTGTGACGACGACCTATCCGACTGCAACTTCCGTAGGCGCTTCGGGATCTGCCCCTGCAGGTCAGTTTTCTACTGAAGCTGGAACTACCACCATTTATACTGCCGATTTATTTAATCTTGCCCACCCCATGGCTGTAGTTCCTTCTAACCCGGATCGGTTTAGCCGTTTGATCCCCAGCGGCTCTTCGGATGCCGTTTCAATGACTGGTGTTAATACCATTCCCCAGTTGGCTATCGCTTCTCGTTTGCAGGAATATAAGGACCTCCTTGGTGCCGGCGGTAGTCGTTACTCTGATTGGCTTGAGACTTTTTTTGCTTCCAAGATTGAACACGTTGATCGCCCGAAATTGTTGTTTAGCGCTTCGCAGACTGTAAATGTCCAGGTTGTTATGAATCAGGCCGGTAATAATAATTTCGATCAAAGTTCTCTTTCTGGCGATAATAGTACAAATGGTGCTCTTGGTCAGCAGGGTGGCTCTATTGCTTTCAATACCCAGCTCGGCCGTTCTCAGTCGTATTACTTTCGTGAGCCCGGGTATATGATCGATATGCTGAGTATTCGTCCGGTTTATTATTGGGCTGGTATTCGTCCCGATTATCTTAATTATACTGGCTCTGATTACTTCAACCCGATTTATAATGATATTGGTTATCAAGACATTTCAGCTGCTCAATTTGCCGGTGTCGGCGATATTGTAATTGCTCGTGAACCGTGTTTTAATGAATTTCGCAGTTCTTACGATGAGGTTTTAGGTCAGTTGAGTGTATACTCTTCGCTTAATCAAGCCGGAGGCAACGCAATCCCGCTTTACTCCTACTGGGTTCAGCAGCGTGAAGTCTATTCTTCTAACGTTGGATATTATCCCGCACTTTTCGTTGACATTTCCCAGGTTAACTCGCCTTTTGCGTCGAATGTTGAGGATAATTTTTTTGTAAATTTGTCGTATAGCGTTCGTAAAAAGAATCTTGTTAATAAGACCTTTGCTACTCGTTTGTCTAATCGATAAAATCGGGGATCCCCCATTTATATTGTATTTTTTTGTATAATTTATTGCATTATGGCACTTAATTGGCTTCTTGAGGATCCTCCTCAGTATATTTCACGAGGTGAGCGTATTATGTCAGTTCTCGATGGTTCTGGTTCGGTTGATCTTCTCCCCGGTCGTCCCGATGTTGAGGCTTCTCAATCAGATTGGGATAAGGAAGAGAGGTTTGACCCTGATTTGGCTTTTGACCCCAACAGTTTTTCTCGTATGGACAAGTTTGACGGTCTTGAGGTTGGTCAGGAACTTATTGACTCTGCTCTTGACGCCCCTAAAGGTTCTGATTCTAGGTCATCTATCTCCGTCAGTGAAGAAAAATAGTGTTCTCTTTACTCGATGATATATGCTACGTGCGCGGACCCCTCCTAAAGCGAGTGCGTGATAGGTTTAGAGGTTCAAGGTAGCGACTGCAGGAGAGGCCGCGCATTTTTCTATCGTTCTTTAATCTTTTAGTCATGAAATTCAAAGATGTTTTACACTCCAAAAAGTTTTGGACGCTGGTTGCGGCAATCGTGGCTGCCCTTGCGGCTTTTTTCCTCGAATCGTGTACGGCGCGACATTACGTTGTCCAGTCGGCTTCCTCCATTAAGTCCGGTGATACCACCCGAACTACGATCACGTATGAGCAAATAGGTAATTTTAAACGTCCGTAGCCATGCCCGCTTCTGTCACCGCCCCTTCCTTTGGTGGCCAACTTCTTCGTGGTGCCGCCTCTTCCGGATCTTCTGGTTTGATTTCTGGCGCTATCGGTCAGTTGTTTGCCGGAATGAATGCCCGTCGCCAGTGGAAGTATGCTAAAAAGCAAATGGCCCTTCAGCAAAAGTATGCCCTAGAGCAAATGCAGAAGCAGGCTGAGTATGAATATAGTAATTGGCAAAAGCAGTTCGACTATGAAAACGAATGGAATGATCCGTCTAAGGTATTCGAGCGTTATCGTGGTGCCGGTGTTACTCCTGCTGGTGTTTTGGGCAGCTCTGGCGTTGGTATTAATGCTACTATTCCCGGTGGTTCCGGTGGTTCCATTGGTGCTAACGGTCCTTCTGGTGGTCTTCCTAGCCCTGGTTCTGGTCCTCTCGATATGACCTCCTTAGGTCAAAATATGGCGAATCAGTCGGTTGTTGACCGTAACAATGCTGCCGCTCAGCGCGATCGTGCTGAAGCCACCCAAATTGAGAATTCTACACATGCTGCTGGTTTTCAGAAGTTATATGATGATGCCCAGGTTGCTCTTTTGCGCGCTCGAGAGAAGCACGAATTGAGTGATTCGCAATACATTGATACCCAGAATGCCCTTCTTGGTTTCGATCTTATCGTTCGGCAGTGGACTGTCGGCGGTGAGATTGATGCTGTTCTTGCTGATTATCAGGATCGTATCAATAAAGCTAAGGCTTCTAATATTCAAAATGAGTATCTTCGCGTTCAACTCGCCTCCCAAATACTCCTTACCTGGTCGATGTTTAGGAGCAACATGGCTGATGCTTTATATAAGAATCAGTTGTCCTCTTTAACATATACTGAGATGCTTGATCTTCAGAATGAGATGCGGAATAACTGGGACAAGCGTTGGGTTCTTGAAGACAAGGATGGTAATAAAGCAACCTATTCTCTCAAGGATTTGTATGGCATGTTGACTCTTTCTGATGTACAGGCTGCGGCCTGGAAGTCTGCGCAGGCTGAGCAGGCCGCTGGTAAGGCGGCCGCCGAGAGGACAAACGAGGAAAATCGCTGGAAGTGGGAGACGCTTCATGCTGTTACATCTATTATTCAGACTTTGATGCTTCGTAGTGGTATGCGAGGTCTTGGTTCTTCCACTAATACTATTGGCACTGACATTGGCACTGATACTTCCAGCCAGTCTACCCGTACCACTACCTATGATGCCGCCGGAAACGTGAAAGGCTATGTTGTTCGTGAGATGTCTGGTACCCGCAATTCTTCTTCTGCTCGAAATTCTCAATCTCGGACGAATCGCTAATTTTTTTTTATGAATTTGTTTGTATTTATATTTATTTTTTGTATATTTGTCATGTAATCTTTAACCCTCTAATACTTATTTTTATGCGTAACACTCTTATTCTTGGTCACTTCTTTGACTTTCTTAATGGCCTTGGCTTGTTTGTCCCTTATTTTAAAAACGCCATGACAATTGGCGAACGTTGTCCTAATCTCCTTCACACCCTCCTTTTTAGATTCAAGCCCGACACTTGGATTACTGGCGCTTTTTCTTGGGATCAAGACCCTTTAAATGATTGGCGCACTATTAATGAACTTTGGCTTGAGCGTCTCAATGCTCTTACATCCAAAAATTCCCTTGACGATTAATTATGAAAAAGCAACTTATCATTCGCATTCTTGGCGCTGGCATCCCTGTTTATGATGTCGCTTTTGGTGAAATTCGTGACGGTCAATTTGCCCCTCTCAGCTTTGACAGCCTCTCTCCTGACATTCTTGACTGCATCGTTCTTTCCGGTCTTCTTGGTACTCAGGCTTATGTCCAGGCTTCGCACCTTCGTGAACTCATCGCTTGCGCTATGCCTTATGTAGACGAAGTTTCGTTCTATCCTAATTTTATTGTACTTTCATTTGCTGATGATTATGGCACGGAAAAGAAAGAAAACGAAGAGTAATGGAGCCCGTGTGGTTCGTCGTCCTGTCCTTGGAAACGTTCTTTAGTATGGACCCCTTTTATTTTCCAAAAGCCTCGCCGATAGTGGAGGGTATTCCCCTCCGCTATTCGGTGGCTTTTTATCGCGGTCGTCGTCGTATCGTGATTGGCTGGTTTCAGGATTTTGATAACGCTATGGATTTCCTCAAGCGCTCTCGTCGCGATAATCCGTATCTTAAGTATGACCTTTGTAGGTCCCTGCTTTAATGGCTTGTTCTCATCCTATATGGATTCGTAATCGTCGATACTCCCGGAGAGATGCTCCTTTTCGGGATATATCCGATTATGCTAAGAGTTCTCTTGCCCTTGCTCCCTGGGATATTTCTCGTCAATGGTTAATGGTTCCTTGTGGCAAGTGCGATGATTGTCTCCGTAGGCTTCGCAACGATTGGTTTGTTCGTCTTGAGCGAGAACTTGCTCGTTGTAAGGCTGAGCATCAACAGGCGATTTTTATTACTATAACTATTTCTCCTAAATATTATGAAGAGGCATTGCGAGATCCAGCTCGTTTTATCCGCCGATGGAATGAGCGTGTTCGACATAAAATCGGTCACTCCTTTAAGCATGCGTTTTTCCAGGAGTTTGGCACCCATCCCGAGACGGGCGAATATCCACGCCTTCACTTTCATGGTTTCCTCTTTGGAACCAATGTCTTGTACAATGAAATTCGGTCCGCTGTTCGTGACCTTGGATTTGTATGGCTTGCGAAAGGCACGCATAAGCGTGCGCGATATGTCGTCAAATATGTTACTAAGCAAATTAAATTTGACCCTGCGGAAATCTCCGATCAAAATCTCCTTATAGATGGAAAACTTACACCTTTGGCTCGAGTCCTCGAGCATCGACGTTATACGAGAAAATTCGTATCTGCTGGCGTTGGTGATTATCTTGGTAATCGCCCTGCCCCT